GAGCCAAAAGTAAGATTTTAAGCCAGGCGTTCAGGAGCCTTATCCTCTTGAATGTTCTGGCTTATTCTTTTTTATACAATATGGACAAATCAGAAATAGAAGATTATCTGTACTACGAATTTGATGTATTAAGCCCGTCCGAGCTAAACAACCACAATAAGATCATAGCCTACGAACGCCTTAGGCATAAGATCATAACAAAAGACAAGCCAGCACTCGACATAGCCAAAGACCTAATAACTCTTAGTGAGGTATTAGATTATGAGTAAAAAACTAACGGGTTATGAATTATCAAGACAATGGTTTGATTTTAGTTTTGATAATCCCGAAAAAATAAGACCTATTCATAGTGCAATATACTTCTTTGCTATTGAGCACTGTAACCGGTTGGGATGGAAAGAAAAATTTGGATTCCCTACTCAAATGGCAATGGAAGCAATAGGTGTGAAAAACTGGAGAACCTACAATAAAGGTCTTACTGATTTAATCGATTGGGGCTTTATAGAACTAATTGAAAAGAGTAAAAATCAATATAGTTCATGCATTATATGCTTATGTAAAAAATACAATAGCACTGTAGGATCACTTGACAAAGCACTGTCGAAGCACGGACAAGATCACATACAAGATCACGGCAGTATCACTGTAGGCATAAATAAACAATATAACAATATAACAAAGGAACAAATAACAAATAATGTCGCAACCAAGGTTGACGACGAGCTCCCTGATTCATGTGAATTTATAGAGGATGCTACGGAAATAGCTACCAGCCTATTAGATGCTATTTGCGATTGGGATCCTACCCATAAATATAATCAGAAATCGAAACCACCTAAAAGCTGGATTCTTTCAATAGAGCGTGCGATGCGAATTGATGGTCGCACAAAGGAGCAATTGCAGTTCTTAATCAAATTTATATTTACACAGCCAAATAAAATTGCAACATTTTGGGCTGGTAATATTCAATCTGGCAAAAAGCTAAGATCACAATTCGATCAAATAAAAAACCAAATAAAAAACAGCAGAGAAAATGTCAAACATTCAGAAATACAATCAACAGTTGATTCCCTGTATTGATAAGGAGCAAGTATTAACCGAAAGCAAACAATCTTTTGAGGCATTTTTGCAAGTCTTTAATGATTGTGGCGGGCGCGTCAACGATACAACAATTCGATTAATGAAAGAATCTATTGATAACAACAGGTTTTCAGTAGAAGAAATTACAGAAGCTGTAAAAGTATGTTATGATAAAGAGCAGTTTTTTAATTGGGCAAATATCGTAAAGCATATTGAAAAGGATAAAAATGAAAGCTATCCTTGGAGACCAGACGCTATACACTTATGAACATTGCAGCTAAAGAAATTGAAGACAGCCTACTAGGACTTGCCTTAAAGGATGAGCAAGCTTGTGTAACGATGCTAAGCGAACTATCAGAGGAAGATTTTACGGATCGTAACCAGTATCTATTTTCAGGCATTAAGCACTTGTTCAACGAAGATGCACCAGTAAACAAAGCAGGCCTAAAAAACTACATTGTTGAGCAACAGATTAAAGACGATGTTGGCGGGTGCTTTGTTGTAGATGATGTACTAAGCGCTGCAACGGGCGTGAAATCAACGGGCATGAAAACGGGCTGCCAGTACCTGAAACGTTATACGACAAAAAGAAAATTCATCAACCTATGTATAGACTATTATGAGCGAGGAAAGGATAAAAACACCGATGCCGAACAACTCTTGTCATCGGCTGGGTCTGACTTCTTTAATCTGCTAAGTGATAAGGATGATAAGGCAGAAACGGGTTTTATTGATGCGATTGAAAAGACATCCGAAGAGATACAGAACCCGAAAGACCACGGCATAGGCACTGATTTAGACCTGGATAAGATCACACTAGGATTTAAGCCGAAGCAGTTTATTGTGATAGCAGGTAAAACCTCACACGGCAAAAGTGCGTTAGCTCAAAATATCATGTTGACCGTTGCAGAAAAGGGTGGGCACGTTGGCTTTGTGAGCATGGAAATGAGCCGAGGCGAAATAATGGAGCGTATCTTTTCGATGTATTCAGGGGTGAAGCTAACGAATATCACCGAGCGAAAAATGAGCGAAAAGGATATGGAGGAGATCATGTCCAAGAAAGAGCAGATGAAAGAGTTTGACTACGGGTTTACGATTATTGACAAAGGCTCGATAGACATTGATAAGCTGTATGCAACGGCACGTAGGTTGAAGATGCAGAAAGACTGCCAGATGCTTATTGTGGACTATTTGCAGCAGATCACATCAAATGGCAACACGCGAGAGCAAGAAGTGGCAAAAGTTTCACGTACCTTAAAGCGAATAGCAATGGATTTAGATATTACGGTCATTGCACTCTCTCAATTCAATCGACAGGCTTCACAGTCGCACATAGATAGGCCACAACTTCACCAGCTAAGGGAAAGTGGGGCCATCGAGCAGGACGCTAATACAGCTATTCTATTGTGGAATCCATCCGTTGATGGAAAAGAGCGATTTGATGATTCTATGGCCGAAGGAAAGTGGGCGGGAAAGTCAACGGAAAACATTGTTGAATTGCATGTTGCGAAAAACAGGGGCGGCAAAACAGGAACGGTCAAAGTTGGTTTTGATGGGAGCGTTCAGCGATTTTATAATCTATCATATATGGATAAGATATGACTGTAGAAGAAGAAAACGAATGGATAGAATTGCGATTTGATTGCGATATAACAACCCCCGTTTTTACCGAAGAGCAATTGGAATTAATAGAATACGGCTTTAAGGTTGAGCCAAACAAAAAAGTTAAAACAGGAACGATACCCGAAGAACACCTACAAGAAATGATAGATAGACTTTAACAAGCTTTTACAAACGTGCAAAAAGATTATTCATACATTTAAACTAAACCAAACAACACACCATGGCAGACTACGAGAACAAGGGCATACTATTTAAGAACGACTACAAAGAGAACGACAACCATCCTGACTACAAAGGTAAGATTAATGTTGACGGTAAAGAGAAAGAACTCGCAGCATGGGTTAAGAAGGGCAAGAAAGGGAAGTTTTTGAGTTTGTCGGTAAGTGAGCCATACGATAAAGTAGAATCAAATGCACCGTCAAAGCAAGCGAATGACAGTAGCATGGATGATGGCGAATCAGAGGATCTCCCGTTCTGATGTGCTGCTGTCAATCCAGAAAACCATGCTGCGATGAAGGCAAACGCTTGTATACAAAGATGCGCAACAGACTACTAAAACGAGACTTAGAGATGGACAAGAAGCACCTTGAATACTGGCAAGAATGGCAATCACAACACGTAAGGAGCTGACCGTATAACGGACTGGCGCATAACGTGGGCGCCCTAATTTAATTAAAACACCAACACAGACCGCATCCCGTTGATGTTATTGTTATTTACCAAAATTATGAATGTAAAAATAGAACTTAGATTTGCTGATGACAGAGTGTACCTGAACTACTTTGATTACTTGCATGGAAGAGATGTTAATTGCCAAATAGAAGATGATGGCAGGTTGATGGTATTCGTACACTCTGCAAGCGAAAATGAAGAACTTGAATCACAACTCACATACCATGACCCATTCGAGAAAAAGGAAATTACTCTAAAAGACTTTGTTGAACTTGTACATAAAAGGGCAATTAAACCTTTAAAGAGTGGTAAATAACTTACGTTTAAGCGGCACGGGCTTGGACGAAAATTAAGATTAACTTGCGGGTTCGTGTCCGCTTGAAACGCTTGTTATGTATATACCGGTAAAATTGCGACAAGAAGTTTTCGAGAAATACGATGGGCTATGCGCCTATTCAGGAACGCCGTTACAAGATGATTGGCAGGTAGATCATTTATTCCCTGTTCATAGAATAAAAAAGTTAGCTCCGCAAGACAGAAAGTTAATGGGGTGGCATGAAGATCCGAACCACATTAATAACCTAATGCCAGTGCAGCGGATAATAAATCACTACAAGCGCGGACTTACACTTGATAAATTCAAGAGATGGTATTTAGGTGGACTACATGAACGACTTAAAAAACTACCTAAAAACCCGCGCGCTGAGAAGTCGATTAGACATAAAGAATATTTGCTGGAAGTAGCTGAATTGTTTGGGATTGAGCCTGACAAGCCATTTTGCGGAGAATTATATTTTGAGCAACTGGAAGGGGTATGCAT